AATGAGAACTGGCTACGATGCCAAGACTGCTAGACGTTCATTAAATCTTATGTTTGCTGATTGGGCAAACAGAGGATTGAATATGTGGACAGTTACACAAGACACCAAAACTATTACTTCTGGTACAGCAACTTATTCTTTTGATGCTACTTATGTTGATCTATTGGAAGTTGTTTTAAGAAATAGCAGTGGTACAGACTTTACTTTAACTCAAATGAGCAGAAGTGAGTATTTAACTATTCCTAATAAGGCAAGCACTGGTCAACCGAGCCAGTATTTCTTTGACAGACAAGTTACTCCAACCATAACTTTGTGGTCAACACCTGATGCTACATATACATTAGTTTATTATTATGTAAGTCGTATTCAAGATGCAGATGCATTAGTTAACAATGCAGACGCTCCATTTAGATTTCTTCCTTGTATGGTAGCAGGTCTTGCTTATTACTTAGCTATGAAGAAAGCACCAGAGAGAGTACAACTATTGAAAGCCGTATATGAAGAAGAGTTTCAAAGAGCCGCAGCCGAGGATGCTAATAGCACTCCTTTAAAATTAACCCCTAGCATGACATACTATAGTTACTGATATGACAAATATAATAGAAACAAAATTTGGAACCTTAGTTAATACTAGTAAGATAGCTTCTGGTAGTGCTTCAACAATAAAAAAGTCTGGAGCTTTTTATAACTTTTCTATCAAGCTAAGTAATGATGATATTCGTGAATATTCTTTTACAGACAGACAAAGAGCAGAGAATATGAGAAAGATTCTAATTAGCCATTTAGAAGAAAAAATCAAGATGGATTATAAGAAGCATGGCTAGATTTGCAATAGGTAGAAAAGCATGGGGATATTCAGATCGATCTGGATTTCGTTATCGCTTAAAAGAAATGAAGACAGAATGGAATGGTTTGAAGGTTGGCCCCGATGAGTATGAGGCTAAACACCCACAATTAGAGCCTAACCACCCTGGTCCAGATCCAACAGCCTTGTACCAACCACGAGTGGATGGAAGGTCAGAAGTGACCGTAGAGAATCTTCTTGGTCTTAACCCTTTTACGAGTACAGCTAGTAGTGCAGTAATTACAGTGTTTGAACCATCTCATGGCAGAGACACAAGTGACACAGTTAGATTTAGAAATGCATCGAGCTTTGATGGGTTTACAAAAGCAGTTTTGGAAAATGCTAGTGGTTATAGTATAACTAAAATTGATGATAACAGATATAGCTTTACGGCTAGTAGTGGTACGGCAACAAGTGGCACAAAAGGTGGTGGCGGTAGAGTTACTGCTGGCCCAGTTACATTGGGGACATAAATGAGTTTTACATTAGCAACATTAAAGACAGCCATACAAGATTATACAGACAATGATGAAACTGTTTTTGTCTCACAACTTAATAATTTTATTAAAGCTGCCGAAGAAAAAATATTCAAAAGTATTGACTTAGATATATTCAGAAAGAATGTAACAAGTGCTGTTACAACATCTGATCCTTATTTAAGTGTTCCTGCTGATTTTTTAAGTTCATTTTCTTTACAAATAACTTCTGCTGGATCTGAAAGTTTTCTTTTGCAGAAGGACGTAAACTTTTTAAGAGAGTATTCTCCTAGTGCATCTACAACAGGATTACCTAAATACTATGCTAAATTTGATATAGATAATTTTATTTTAGCACCGACTCCAGATGCAAACTACACTGTTGAATTACACTATTATTATAGACCTGCTAGTTTGACCGCAGGAGCAGACGATGGTACAACTTGGGTTAGTACAAACGCACCTTTTGCATTGCTTTATGGTTCTCTTATAGAGGCATATACATTCATGAAAGGTGAGCCAGACGTAATACAAAACTATGATAAATTGTATATGCAGTACCTAGAAAGATTAAAAGACTTTGGAGAAGCAAGAGAAAACACAGATGGCTATAGATCAGGTCTACCATCAAGACCAAGAACATAGGAGTTAAATATGGCAACAGCAAATGCATCAACCAATTACCTAGAGAGAAGATTATTACATTATATCTTTAAGAATAACTCTCTAAGTTTTTCATCCCCTGGGGATAGTATTTATGTAGGATTGGCAACAGCCGTATCTGCCGCTGAAACTGGTACAGTAACAGAAGCGACATTTACAAACTATGCAAGACAACAAGTAACAGCTGCAAACTGGACTACAATAGGTGATGATTCAACAGACACTCAAACTGCTACTAACTCTGGTAACATTGAATATCCAGCTTCTGGTGGTACAACAGAAACAATAACACATGTATTTGTAGCAGATGCTTTAACAAGTGGTAATATTTTATTTGTAGGTGAATTAGATGCTAGTAAAGTAATAGCTGACGGTGATATATTTAGAATTAATGCAGGGAATCTGACAATAGAGTTGAAGTAATGGCACTAGTAATATCAGATAGAGTAAAAGAAACAACCAACACTAGTGGAACGGGCACCTATACCCTAGGTGGAGCCGTTACTGGTTTTGAGACTTTTACTGCCAATCTTAGTGATGGAGATACAACATATTATGCTTGTACCGACAACACAGATTTTGAGATTGGTCTTGGGACTTTTACTACTTCTGGTACAACTTTAGCAAGAACAACAATATTAGCCAGTTCTAACTCTGGCAGTGCCGTGAACTGGGCAGTGGGAACCAGAACTATATTCTGTACATTACCAGCTGCAAAGGCAGTGTTTTTAGATGCAAGTAACGTAACAAATATCAGTAATTTAAAACTAGCTAGTGGTGCAACAGTTACAGCTATTCTTGATGAGGATACATTATCTTCTAACAGCGATACATCTTTAGCAACACAACAATCTATTAAGGCTTATGTAGATGCAGTTCCACAAGAATTAAATTTTCAAGGTGATTCTGGTGGTGCATTAATTATAGACTTAGATAGCGAAACATTAACAGTTGCAGGTGGAACAGGCATTGATACTTCAGGTTCAGGTAATACACTTACTGTAGCCATTGATAGCACAGTTGCTACTAAGTCATATGTTAGTACACAAGTAGACCTTGTAAACGACACAACTCCTCAGCTTGGCGGTGATTTATCAACTAATAGTAACAATATCCTATTTGCAGACAATGATGTAGCGTCATTTGGTGCAAGTGGTGATTTACAAATTTATCACGATGCATCTAACTCTTACATCTCTGAACGTGGAACTGGCGATCTTTATGTTGGGGCTAATGGTAATATTGAATTTTTTAAACATCTGTCCACAGACAGGATGGCAAAATTTATTACTGATGGTGCAGTTGAGCTTTATCACGCCAACTCTAAAAAGATTGAAACAACAAGTTCAGGAGTAAGTGTTACTGGCTCACTTGATGTAACAGACGCATCAACAACACGAACCAACTTAGGTCTTGGTACAGCCGCCTTAACAAATACTGGTATATCAAGTGGTAATACTTTGGTAGCAGATTCTACTGTAGCAGATGATGATTTTTTAAGAATAAATGGCACAAGTGTAGAGGGTCGCAGTGCTAGTGAGGTATTGAATGATATAGGTGCAACAACATTAACAGAAGCATCTGATGAAGCAACTGCACTTGCGATTGCTCTCGGATAGGAGATAAAGAATGGCAAACACATTTAAATTAGTAAACAACGCATTGATGTCTACAGTTGCAGGTACGACAGATGCTTTGTATACAGTTCCTAGTTCGACAACCACTATAATATTAGGATTGACTCTTTGTAATGTTCATACGGCTCAAGTATCAGCTACTGTTGAAATCGTAGATACAAGTGCAGGTATTACATCAACTGTGATTAAAGATGCTCCTATTCCAGTTGGTGGTAGTTTAGAGATTATGTCTGGTAATAAAATAGTTGTAGAAACAACAGACGTGGTAAAGGTTTCTTCTTCTATAGCTGATAAGATCAGTGCTACTATGAGTATAATGGAGATAACATAATATGCCATATATAGGTAAAAAACCTGCTGACATTATTGCAACTGTTATTGACACAACCACAGGTACGTTTAGTGGTGAGGTTGATGCTGGTTCTCTTGATGTTAGTGGAAACGCTGATATAGATGGAATAACCAACCTAGATAACACTGATATAGACGGAACACTTGATGTATCTGGTAATCTAACAGTAGACACAAACACACTTTTTGTAGACTCAGCTAACAACAGGGTTGGTGTAGGAACTAATTCTCCTGAATTAGAATTGCATATTAAAGGTTCTGGAAATCAATCATTAAGACTTGAAACAACAGACTCAACTTATATTGGCTTTGATATTCAACAAAACAGTGATGGCAGTGGTCAAATCCTATTGAGAGATTCTAAGCCATTAATATTTTACACCAACTCCTCAGAAGCTATGCGTATAGACAACAATGGCAATGTTGGTATTAATACTAGTAGTCCTAACACAACAAATTTAAATTCAGGGACAACATCAGGAATTGTTGTTAAATCTGGAGGAGTTGCTAAAAACAATTTTGTTGCTTTGCCGTCAACAGGGGGAAGTCAATGGGATGTTAGAGAGTCTGGTGGGTCTGGCGGTGAATTTTCTATGCGTATGTTTGATACGTCAGGTACACACAATGTTCAGATAAGCAGTAACGGCAATCACTTTTTTAATGGTGGCAATGTTGGTATTGGTACTAGTCCATCACATAAATTAGAAGTCCACTCAGCAAATGCAACAAATATAGTTGCTAAGTCAACAAATGGTAATGGTGGCTATTTAAATTACTCTGGTTTGAGTAGTGGTGGCACAACAACATTTAGTGTCACTCATAATGGTAGAGTGTTTGCAGAAGATGGAATACAATTTGACTCAAGTGGCGAAGTCTTAGATTCGTATGAAGAGGGAACTTATATTGTAGGGATTTTTGATGCGTTAAGTGGAGGAAATCAATCTCCAACTACTACTACAGGTTACTACACCAAAATAGGCGAGATGGTGTTTTTTAGTTTCAATATAACAGGTATTAATATAACAGGACTAACATCAGGTAATGATGCTTCTTTTACACTTCCATTTACTTCAAGTAGTACACAAAACAAGAACTTTTGTGCATCTGCTCATGTTTTAGCACAAGATGTAAACTGGGCAGGCTCTCAAACACAGATATCAAGTTTTGTAGGCACAAACGCTACAAGATTTCTGTTTTATGTTTCAGGAGACAATAGCACTATCGCCACTGTGAAAGTAAGCGAAATATCAAGTGCCGATTTTTATGTAAGTGGGCAAATGAGAGTTTAATTACCTCAAGTGGAATCTTGAGGCTGACAAAAAGGAGATAAAAATGGCATTAACAGAAGAAACAATACAAGACAAAATAGAAATCGTAGGTGACTTCAAGCACGTTCAAGTAAGAACTGCAGTGGTCATCAAGAGAGATGGCACAGAGATAAGCCGTGGCTTCTCAAGGCACGTTGTTACACCAGATATAAGTGCAACTGACTTAGCCAATGAGAGTGCAGAAGTACAAGCAATATGCAATGCA